GAACGTGCCGGTGGTGTATTTCGCCACGTTCGCGTCCTCATACCACGCACTCACGCCCAGCGCGCGACCCGCGAACTGACCGCTCTTGTATTCCTCGGCAATGGTGGACGCCGGATTGAAGAGCGCCAGATTGGCGTTCGCCAACGTCACCATCGAGGTCGGGTCCAGCACCGCGACCCGGCCATCGGCAGGGGTCGCACTGTTGGTCAGCTTCGCGCCCGCCTGCAAGTAGGTCAGGTTGCTGCTCGGCGTCGAACCCGGCGTGCCGACCGACTGATAAATGTCGGTGAACACGGTGTTCAGGCCGTCATAGTCAATCGCGTTCGCCAGCGCGGTGGCGGCGGGTTTGACATACCGCTCACGGACGTTGTCGATTTCCTGCGTCATCGATGCCGTGGACCACGAATAGGCCACGTTCTTCTGATGGGTCAACGTGATCGGCACGTACTGATCGTTGATGCCCTGCGTCTGCAACGCCTGTCCCGAGGTCACCGTGAACCGCTGAGGCAGACGAGCATTGACGGTGTAGCCAATCTTGGCCCCCGCCTGCACATACTGATCATCATAGGTGCGGTTGACATTGCTTGCGAATTTCAAGTTGTTCACCAGAATTCTGGCGACTTCCTTGGTATACCACGTTGGCGTGACTAGTGAATTAGCCATGCGTTTACTCCACTCTAAATCGTGACAATGTTTAGCGCCACCGACGCCGTTGCCGATCCAGCGCATTCATCCGAGACACATACTCGGTTCCAAACGCCAACTCAGACGGGTCGTGGGCACCACTACTGGGCGCGCTGCCCACCGGCGTGATCGGTGGCGGCGCTTGACTACGTTGCGGTGTGGCCGACACGCTCCGACCGGCGACCGACACCCGTTCTTCGAGCACTTTCATCGCCCCGTAGGCGACGAGTGGATTACCTTCACGTGCGAGTTGCTCAGCCTCATCCGTATGACGGGCGAGATATTCCATCAGTTGCGGTCCCATCTCGGACTGCTTAATCACATCAATCATCGGCACCGAGAGTTGAATGTCCTCACGGTTGACCATCTCCGCAAACGCGGGGTTCGACGCCGCATACGTCTGGACCCGCTGCATGTGCGTGCCATCGACATGCGCCTCATACCGCTGACGCCCCTGCTCCCGCGCCTGCACCTGTGCCTGCTGCGTCGCCTGCGCCACCGCCCGCTGGGCATGATACGCCGACGTGGCCTGCACATACTGCCCATACGTCTCGAACTGGTCTTCCGTCGGCGCATACGGGTCAGTGACCGGCACACGGGCGGGCGGCTCGGCCTCGGGCGCACGCGCCTGCACCTGCTGCCGCCACGCCGCATGTTGGCGCTGCTCCGCTTCAATCGTGCGCTGCAACTCCCCGCGCTGCCGCGCAAGGTCGTTGATCTGCTGCTGGTAGGTCTGCTTGCGCCCCTCCAGCGACCGCTTCTTCGCGTGCAAGGCCGAGGTCGTGGCCTCGTCCGGTGCGTCACTGTCCGGCACCGACGCCCGCGCCGAGTCCTCCAGCGCCGCGTCGTCAGACGCCGTCGCCTCCGGCGTCACGGACGGCACCGGGTCCGGGGCATTCGTTTCGACGACAAAATCTGCAATCGGCGCAGCCGGTTCAGGCGCGATACTGGTGTCCATGTGAATACTCGTCTTTCGTGTGCGTTAGTTTAGATCGTATACAACGCGACCAACAAACTGGCCGTCGTGGACGTGCTGTTCACGCGAATCAATCGCAGCGGCAGCACCGACCCCGCCGTCGCCGTCAGGCTGGAGGTCGAGCCGTCCGGCCACACCGCCACCACCACCCCCGCGCCGCCGACATACAGCCCCTGCGCCGCGATGGGGGCCTGCGCCGCAGCGGCGCTCCATGTGGTGCCGTCGAAGTTCACGGTGTTGCTCGGCGTAATCGCCTTGCCGCTGTTAAACGTCAGTGTGCCATCCATCCCTTACACTCCATAGCCCGGTTCGTCGGGCACTTCGTTCTTGTCGTCCTCAAACGGCACCGGCTCCATCGCCGCCGACGTCATCTGCAACGCCGCCGCATGACCCGCCATGCCCACCGCGTGCGCCTGCGCGTCGTCCTGCAACGTCACCGCCGTCTGCCCCTTCGTCACCGTCTCCCGCAACGTCGTCTCTGCCCGCAACTGGGCAATCCGCCATTCCGTGTCAATCTGCCGCTCAGCAATCTGCAACTTCGTCTGCGCGTCCATCTCCGCCCGCTGCAAGTCCGCCTGCATCTTCATCTGCTGGATGGACTGATCCGCTTGCAGCTTCATCTGCTGCATCGACTGGTCCGCCTCCATCGCCTGCGCCTGCTGCGCCATCTGCTGCTGCATCTGCTGCAACTGCTGGGTCAACTGCTCAATCATCTGCCCCGCCTGCTGCTGCACCTGCTGCACCTGCTGCTGCGCCGCCAGCACCTCGGGCGATGGCGCGCCGCCCGCCTCCTCGTCCCCGGCCTGCAAGTTCGGCGGCAGCATCTTCTTCATCCGCTCCGCAATTTCTTCGTGGCCCGGAAAGTCCCGATACTTGAAGAACAAGTCGCCAATAATCGGCATCAGCGCCGGAGACGACTGCAACACCTGCGCAATCTCATCCGCGCCCTGCGCCGACCGCGACTGCCAACTCTTGCCGACCGTCACCGTCACCCCATACCGCCCCGCCTGCAAGTCGTGCTTCGTCGGCTCCGACGGGGGCCTCGGCATCGGTCGTCCCGGCATCTGTCCCGGCATCTGTCCGCGCATCATGCCCGGCGGCATCCCCGGCATCCCCGGCGGCATCCCCATCGGCGCAGGCTGCGGCGTCCCATCCGGCCCCGGCACAAACGGCGCATTCAGCATCACCTTCGTCGCCGTGTCGTCCGTGCCGAGAATCCGCGTGATGCGCCCCGGACGGTCGTAGATGTGCGGAATCAAATCCAGCAACACCTTCGCCTCAAACACCATCGACGTCTGCGCCAGATTGTCGAGGTAGTTCGAATTCCCGGCGTCCGACTGCTGCTGCAACGCCATGACCGCGCGCCCACTCCGCGAGCCACTCGAATCCCCGAGGCTCGGGTCGTAGACAAACGTCGTCGCCTTCACATACTCCGCCGCCTGCTGAATCAACGCAATCGACGGCCCCAACTGCGCCCCCGCCACTTGCCGCTGCGGCATCGGCGCGGGCTGGCCCCCAATCGTCGTCGGCTTCACCTGCAGGTAGGGGAAGTTGCGCGTGTTGGCCTGCGCCCACGACTCCTCATGCCCCTCAAACTGCCCCTCGTAGCCAATGTAGGGCGCTTTCGGCTCCAACGCCACCGTCTCCACCGCCGTCGAGACCGCGTAGTTAAACAGCCGCTGCGCGTCCTTCGCCGGATTGATCACCCCAATCCACCGACGCACGCCGTCGATGTTCTGCTCGCGACCAATCACCGGAATGATCGGAATATACCGACCCGGCCACACCTGCTCCGCCAGCACTTCCGTGCCCGTAATCTTGTACCACCGCACCCGCCGACGCTCCGACGGTTCGCGCGTCTCAATGGCCTCCGACGGCACCGACTCCGGCACCTCATCGCCCCACGCCGACGCCAACCCGCCCTGCGCGTCGCGATACGCCACCCGCTCCGCCTGCGTGCGCTCGATGACGAAATACTCCATCACCCGCACCGTCGGCTGGCCGTTATTGTCCTCGCCCATCCACTCGGGCGCTTCATCCCCGACCCCCATGAACGCGTCGTCCATGTTCGCCGTCGCCGACGCGTCGGGATACTCCCGCTTGAACTGCGCCGCCGGGACAAACCCGCCGACAAACGCCCATTCCGCGTCCGACCAGTCCGGCTTCTGGGCATACGGGTCGAGATACACCCCCGCCTGATTCAAGATGCGCTCGACCACAATCTCCTGATCGAACGTCTCGCCGCTGTCTTCAATTTCCTGCGTCAGCACGCGGTAAAACCCGCGCCCACACTTGACCGCCCGCTCAAACGCCCAGTCCCGCGCCAACGACGCCTGCGACCGCACCTCGATGTGCCGGATCAACCCCTGCAACACCTCCGCCGTCGCCTCCGTCGCCTTGTCACTGTCCGCGTGGACCTGTATGCCCAGATGCGCCGAGCGCGCCTGATTGATCACCAACTGCACCGGCTGGTCCAACCGCGACACCGTCAGCATCGGACGGGCGGGAATCGGCACGCCGTCCACCACCTGCCCACCGCGCGCCGCTTTCACGTCGTCCGGCCACTGCTCGCCCGCATCAAAGCGCAAATCGTCCCGCTCGCGCGTCCGCTGCTCGCTCTCCGCCTCGCTGACCAGCGTAAATCGCTGCCGTGCCAGCGTCAGCACCGCATCATGTCCCGTGGTCGTGTCTACGCGCCGAGCCATGCATCCCCCCCGTTCGTCTGATACGCCTGCGAGACCCGCGCCGCCTTATGCTCACGCGCCGGTTTCGCCCACAACGACAGATACCGCCACGCATCCGCCCCGTGACTCGCAAAGTCATGCACCGGCGTCGCCCGGAACTCGTTCAGCCGACTGTTAAACTCGCGCCGGTAGTGCTGCAAACAGTCCAGCAGCCCCCGCGTCTTCGTCTGGTCGAACCACGACCGCGCCAACAGCAGCCGACCCGCGTGGATGCCTTCTTCGACCTCGCCCGCCGTGCTCGTATGCACCCGTGGCACCGTCTGGAACTGCAGCCCCAGCGCCGCCGCCGTCTCAATCCGCGACCGCCCACTGCCCAACTCGCGCACATGGATGTCATGCGGGGCCCAGTGCTGGCCGTAGACGTAGCCGCGCGCCTGTAGCACCTGCGCGTAGTGCGCCAGCCCCTCGCCACTCGACTCGTAGTAGTCCACCACCCGCACATCGCCCGAGCGCGGATGCTGCGTGAAGATGATCGCCGTGCTGTCGCCCACCCCGAGGTCCCACGTCGTGCAGACCGGGAGCGCCCGCTCATACGCGACGCTCGTAATGCGCCCGTCGGTGCGCGCGTGCCCCAGTTCCGTGGCGTAGATGCTGCCCTGCACCGCCGCCTCGAAGCTGCACTCGAACTCCTGCTGGTATTGGTCGTCGGTCATCACCCGACGCGCACCCGCGAGCTCCTCCGCCGACAGCACGCCCGTCTCACTCGCCCGGTAGCACTGATACGCCCACTCGCCCGACACGTTCGCCTGCGCCGCCTGCGCCATCTTCCAGAACTCGTTGCGGCCCGACGGCGTCCCGAGGAACACCGCGCGCCCGCCTCGGTCCGCGAGCGCCGGACGCACCACCTCCGCAAACACCCCCGGCGACTGCAAGCCATACTCGTCATGCACCGCGAGATCGAGGCTGATGCCGCGCAAGCTGTCCGGGTTGTCCGCGCCGTGAATCGAGATGCGCCGGTCCCCCGGCAGGTTCACGGCCAACTCGCTCTCGCGCTGCTCGACGCCGGGAATCATCCGGGTGTAGAGCTTCAGCAGGTCCCAGCACACCAGACGCCCCTGCCGGTAGGTCGGGGCAATGATGGCCGCACGGGGCCGTGGCAGCGGGCATTGCAGCACCGCCCAGATGGCGTGGTTAATCGCCGCCGTGGTCTTACCGAGCCGCCGGTGGCAGACCACGACCGTGTAGCGCACGCCCTCCGTGTCAATCGCCGCATGGATGCGGCGCTGGTGCTCGCGCGGCTCGTAGCCGAGGCTCACCGGCGCGACAGCGGGGCTACTCACGCGCGTCTCCGTCGTCGGGATAGTGACTCATCGGAGGTTCATCAGCGATGCGGGGATCGGGGCGAGATGCGCGGCAATGACGTGCTCGGTCCAGCCGTCGGTGTCGTCCACCACATCGGTGGCCCAGTGGTTCGACGCCGTGCGCGCGCGGGTCTCGGCCCGTTCACTCGGTGACAGCCCGCCGTAGCCCCGCCACGCGCCGTTGTGCAAGGTCTCGCGGTAGTCGATGCGCGCCGCTTCGGCCTGCTTGTGTGCCGCCCGACGCCCCGCCGCACCGGCGGCACGAATGCCTGCCGCGACCGCGACGGCGTTCTGCTTCGCCACCTGCCGCTGCACGGCTTCCTGCTGCGCGACTGCTGTGACCCACCGCTTCGCCGCCAACTGCTCCGCCTCACTGCGCGCCTGCGCCTCTAGCAGCACCCGCGTCGACTCCAGCATGACCCGCAAGCGTGCCGTCTCCTGCTGCGCCGCCTGCCGTTGCGCCAGCGCCTGTAGCTTGGCGTAGTCGTCCGTGTGCCGGTTGGCCTGCCAGTCCGCTTCATGATGCTCATGCGCCGCAATGGCCGCGCAGAGCGCCCGAGGGTCATTGGTGCGGGACAGTCTCGCTTCGGCTTCAGTCACGCGCTGAGCCCACATGTCAGCCTGCGACCGGGCGAGGTCGGTCGCAGTCAATGGATCAACCTCGATGGTGACGACGCGAAGCCGTCAGCCCGCAGGATGATATCGAAGCTGAAGAGGTGCCCGCCATCGCGGACGTGCGCGACGGCATCCTCGATCAACGGAGCCACCGCCTCGATGGCGTCGTCTGTCGCCTCGGGTGTGAACGTCACGGTGAGGGTGTCCACGGCGAGGTCACAGGTGACGGAGGCGTGCGCGAGCACGGGATAGTCCGGCACCAGCGCCGCGAGGCGCTCGGTAAGCTGCACGGCTGGCGCATCAGCGCCTTCGTTGAGTTCACGTCGTGCGCGGTGCAGCCAGTTCATGCGCGGTTCTCGCAGCGGCTCAGGCGCAGACCTGTGTGTCTGTTTTGTCTGTCTGCTCGCTTCGCTGGTTCGCCCTGTCGCCGCGATGTCACTGCCACTGTGAGGGCACCGCGCAGAAAAGTCAAGGGCGTTACCAAGGTTTCACAATCGCGATCGAAATGGGTGCGCCGTCGGCGCTGCCCGCCACTTCGTGGGGCACTAAGCGCGGGTAGATGGTGCCCCAGAACACGCGCTCGTTGTCGGGGCTCGCCTTCGCCCATGCGACTAATCGCTTCACGCCACCGAGGCCCTCAGCGGCCAATGCGATGGCCTCTTTAGCGGAGCGGGTCGTCTTGTTGGGCGAGTTTTTCGGACGCCCCGGATTGCCAGCCTTGAACATTTGTAGTCGGTCTGTTGTTTACGGTTCGGTCAATTGAGCGCCCAATGGGCCGCGAGAGTCAAGCGAAATCGTCAGAAACCCCAGTAATTGAGTGGGGTTGACAGGGTTACCAGCATTCGCCAT